CTCCTGTGCTGTTCCATCCGCGTCATCCCCGCGCCGCACAATGGCCCAGTTCAGTCCGTCCACAAACAGCTGCGCAGCCTGCGCATACGCCATGGTGAGCGTCACCGTTCTGGACGCGCGGCCGTCCCAGTCGCGGTCGATCTGCTTTCCGCAGACCTGTGCGGGAATCTCTGTTCCGTTTGCTTTCAGATATTCCATGCGTCTCCTCCTTAAAAGCAGAATGCGAAACTCACGCCGTACAGATTTGTAATATCGCCGCCGTTTGTGCCGCCCTGCTGTCCGACAAAGCCGAAGCCGCCTGCGCCTGCAAAGTTCTGTGACCGCTGCCACCACGTCGCGGCAGCGCCGTTCATCGTCTTCACCTTTTCTCCGCCAGACATATTACCATTCGCATAATAGCTGTACTGCGTTCCCTCGCCTGCAGCGGATACGACCCGGCTGCCGAAAATCTCAATTTCCGAGAGCAGAAACAGTTTATCCGCCGAAGTTACAATAGAAGATGCTGTTGCTGCGTTCTTCTTGCTGACCTCTCGGATGCCGTTTTTAACGCTTTCCGGCATAAGCGCCAGAATAGACGGCAGATACTCTGTGCGCATTTTACTGCTCTTCCAGCCACCTACGACCGTTTCTGTGTCATTCATGCCGTACCCCGTACCGTAGCAGTCATGTAACTGGAACGTCAGCGGAGCCTTGCCTGAGCCGTCGTAATAGTCGTCATGACTCTTTCCGATGATATCAACTTGATAGTCTGTACCACCGATCGTCATGGGCATGCTGTCGCCTACGACCCATGTGGAGGGCACGGTTCCTCTGCGGCAGGCCGTTACAACGCCCGCCCAGGAGTTGTTTGCAAAAACCGGATCGACCGAAAACAGCGACATGCTCTGCGTTCCGATCACGATGCTCTGCGTGTCGCTCAGCCCGTTTGCTGTTGACGTTACGCTCCATTCTCCCGCCTCCGGGATTTCCAGCGTGCATGTTCCGTCTGTTCCGGCAGTTCCGCTGACTGTTTTTGAGCCTTTTATCGCTGTGACAGCCGCCCCCGCAGAGGTGGTCACGACCAACTTCGGCGTGACGCCGGTCTGAATTGCCTGAATCGCGGAAACGAACCCTGCCGGATAGACCAGCTGCGCGGACGTGCCGCCTTTGGTGCGGATCGCGTCGGCAACTGCAGTCAGATTATCCGTGTCCGTCATACATCGTGACATCAGTAAGACCCTCCTTCCGCATCCGGCACCGTGACAGCGCTCCACGCCCCGTTCGCAACGCACATAAACTTCCCATTATCGGCCGCTGTGACGCTCGGCAGGAATTTCTCGCTGCCGGATAGCGTATACCGTGTACCCCAGTAGCCTTCTGCATTGCCATCCGAGTCAATATGGACGTAACAAATCATCAATTCTTCCGGTGCGTCGCCCTGTACCATCTTTGTTAGAGCGAAATCGACATACCCAAACGCTTCATCCACTTCCGCAAGCGGAAGAAGCAGGAGGTTCGTATTGTATTCCCCAAAGAGTTTCACTCTTGCATAACACGCTTTCCCAGCCTTATAAGCTGCAAGGATTTCGTCATATGTCTTGGTGTGCGTGACACTTTGATCATAAGTATCCTCGGCATGAATACCGCAGCCGACATAGAACAACTCCGAACCTGGTCCCGCTTCCCCTGCAGGCCCCTTGATATTCACACTGGCCGGATTTTCCTTCCCGCCGTCATTCGTCCAGCTGAGAATGCCGTCTGCGGATACAGATGGTGTAAAGGTCGTGCCATCCTGCCCCGGTTCGCCGTCTGCGCCTGCCGGACCCTGTGCGCCGTCCTGACCGTCCGTACCGTCCCGTCCCGGCGTTCCGTCCGCGCCGGGCTCGCCCTTGTCGCCTTTTTCGCCTTTGTCTCCCTTTTCTCCTTTTTCGCCGCGCGAAGGCTTTCCCGTGTCAGTCGTCCCGAGATACCAGTTTCCGTTTTCGCCGATGCTCGGGGTTATGCCGTCCGTTCCGCTTGCGCCCGCCGGGCCGGTGTCGCCCGGTTCGCCCTTCGGCCCCTGTTCGCCCGGATCTCCCTTGTCTCCCTTTGCGCCCTGCAGCGGCCCGTTGTTGACCCACGCATTCGTCACGCCGTCGTAGATGTAAATGTCATAAGGTGCAGCCGCGCCCACGCCGTAGGCGTCGCCGACCTCTGGATTCTTGACCGACGCCTGCAGCGCGGAGGCCGAGCCGTAATAGCCCTTGACCGTAAAGCCCGTTCCCGTATCGCCCTTCGGGCCGGTCGGGCCTGCCGGGCCCTGTGGGCCGGTCTTCCCCTGCGGGCCGGTTTCTCCCTGCGGGCCAGTCGCGCCCGTGTCGCCCTTCTCGCCTTTCTCTCCCTTTTCGCCGGGTTCCCCCTTCGGGCCAGTGTCGCCGGTCGCGCCCTTCGGGCCTTCCGCGCCGGTCGCGCCGGTGTCGCCCTTCGGCCCCTGCTCGCCCTGCGGGCCTGTCTCGCCCTTTGGCCCCTGCGAGCCGGTTTCTCCCTTCGGGCCCTGCGCGCCGGTGTCACCCTTCGCGCCGGTGTCTCCCTTCTCGCCCTTGACGGTCTCGACGTTAAAGTCAAATGTCTTCCCGTCCGAAAGCGAGATCGTGTACGTTGCCGTCGTCCCGCTCTGCGATTTCTTCGTGATCGACGTGATGCTCGCGCCTGCCGCGCCGGTGTCGCCCTTTGCGCCCTGCGGCCCCGTCTGCCCCTGCGGGCCGGTCGCGCCGGTCTCGCCCTTCGGCCCCTGCGGGCCCATGACCGAGCCGAGGTCTATCACGCTGCCGTCCGTCAGCGTGAAAATCAGCCTCCCCGCGTCCGTGACCTCCACGGCCTTCACCCCGCGGGAGATCAGCCCGCCGATCGTCACCGTGATCTGATTTGGAATTTCTACCCTCATACCTGCTCCTTACTCCACAAACGCCCGATTCCCGCTCGCCAGCGTCGTCTTGTCGCCGTGCGTGTACCGGATATCGTAGGTGTACTTTCCCTTCGTGAATTTTGCCGTGACCGTCGCGTCGAAGTTCAGCGTGACCTGGTCATTCTCCACCTTCGCAAAGCTGAACGTGTGGACGGTCTGCCGCGTATCGTCCAGAAACACGACCGCCATACTGTCCGTCGTCCCGATCGTGACGGCCTCGCCGTCCTGGTCCTTCAGGTCGAACCGCAGCACGATCGAGAATGTGTCTCCCTCGTACCATCGCAGTACCCCTTTGTCGATCCTCGGGCTCGGATAAGCCCCCGGAATTGGCGTCGCCATGCCGCATCCCTCCTTTTCATCCAGTGTAGCAGACCCCCGCGCCGGATTCACCCCACGCGCAGCAAAGCCGGGGCTTTCGCCCCGGCCCGCTCATCATTCCTTCAGCCACTTGTCACTGTCCTTCGACTTCTTGCTCCTGTCAAAGCCGACCGCCGTATAGGCTGCCAGCAGCTTCTCCTTGAGCTTCTTCCGTTCCTCAGGCGAGGCCGCAATGTACTTCGGCTTGTATTCCGTCGTGATCGCGTCGCCGATATCGCCCTTCTCGACTCCGTGGTCGAAGTATTCCTTTGCCGCCGCTTTCAGATCCCCGCCATCTTCGATGGTCTGCAGGATCTTGCCGTACTTCGTATAGTCCTTCCCGCCGGTCCACTCCTTGTAGAGCCAGTACGCCTTGTTCTCATCCTCGGCGTAGTCGTTCGCAAGGATCTTCTGAATCGCCTTCTCCTGCGTCACGGTCCCGGCGGCGACGGCGTCCTTGAGATCCTGCTTCTGCTTCGCGTCCTGCGCGTCCTGGATCTTCTCGTGCATGTAGTCGATTCGCTCCTGCGTGCTCTTCGGCTCCATCTCCGCCTTCTGCGTATCCCCGGCAAGGACCTGATAATAATACTCTGCCTTCGCCTCATCGCTGATATCATAGGCCTTCAGCAGCATCATCTTGTCATAGTTCTTCTCCAGCTTCCGCGCCGCCTGGATGAACGCATAGGTCTCCCGCTGGTCCTCGCCTCCCTCGGTCATGCCCTGATAGGCGGCAGTCTCCTTCGCGGACAGCGACTTGAACCCGCTCTCCACCCAGCTCTGCGCCTCTTCCGTCGCCGTCTTGCCGAACAGCAGCGCCTGCGCCCAGCTCTTGGCCCGGTCTTCTGCGTTGTCGTTGTACACAG